GTCCTTCTTGTCTTTCTTGGCGGGACGGGCAAGGTGGCGATTGGCTGAGGAAGGAGCCGAAAAATCCGGCTTGGCTTTCTTCTCAGGAGCCGGGCTGGGTGGGGACGGTGGAGCGGCAGCCGCTGCTGGCTCGTCATCTGCCGGAAGAGGACCGGGTTGCTGCGTAACAGCATAATCCGCCCAGTCAATCTTCGCCGCACGTCCAGCACCTCTGAACACCCGGTCAGCGTACGAATGGAAACGCGTACACTTGCCTTCGCGGTTATACTTGTCAACCGCGAAAATGGCCTTGCCTACACCTTCCTGGATCGCCCAGGCTCGGTGTTGCCCAAGTTTGGTCCTTGGCAGAGTTGCCACCCGACTGTAGATCAAATCCATGCCGCCTTGGAGAACGACGACTGAAACTGCGAATTTTTCGTCCTCATCAAGCAGCTTCGTTACGTCAGGGCCTGAAAAGAGCGGTTGGCGCATCACTTCGTCGGGCAACCTAAAGTTGCAGCGATCAATGCGATACGGTGGGGCAATCGAAATTTCCAGTTTTTCAGCATGCTCCCGCGCGATAGGCACAATGCCAGTACCGCACGAGAGGTCGGTCGGGGGGGCAACATTCACCGTCAGTTTGGCGAACGGATCCACAAAATCCGGATTGTTGGCAGCAGAGCTGGGTTGCGGTGGAACAAACCCAGGTGGCGGAACCAACTTGACTGGGGCTGTCTGGGCTTCCTTTCGGCTAGCCGCGTTCCGAGCACGAGGCTCAGCGCGCAGTAGAGGAAGATCGTGCCGCTTTCTTTCATTGTCAAGATAGCGGATCGCCAGATCTTTGAGAACAGCCCGGTCAAAGGAAAACTCAGTTTCCAGCCAGACAACGACATTCTGATAGGTGCGCCCTTCGACCTCAACGCGGGGGCCGTCCAGGTGCAACACCTTGTCATAAAGTGCCAGTCGATTGTCTGGTCCGGTTTTAGGCAGGACAAACTTGGGCTCACCAAAGTTTGTCTCGATGGGTGGGAACACCGTGCCTGGTGGAACATCGTTCTTGTCTGCCAGCGTAGACACCGGCGCCAGAGTGGGGCCGTCAGCACCAATGAATGTATCATCAATGATGACTGGGGAGTGCCCCTTTGGCACAACGCTCGGTGGGATAACAAAGCCACAGAGGGGGAAGTCGAGGAGCTGTTCAAGTGTGGAGTGTGGTTTCTCTAGATGTTCATTGAGAATGCGCAGGTTTATTCCTTCTGCTTCACAGGCCAGAAGGGCCTTCTCATCATTCTCGAAACACGGCCACAGGGGCTTGTACATGCTCGGTTCGCCCTCGAGCCAAAAACGGTCTCGGGCTATCTTCCCCAAATGTTCAACAAGAAATGGTCGCGAAACATAATTTGTGCCTTCCAAATCTCCAAACTTAAGATCCGGATAATGCTCCACGACTTTCTCGACAATCGTCAAGAGAAGCTTGCCACACAACCCATGATGGCCATAGGTTATGAGCAGGCTGACTGACTTGTTGAACGCGACTTCCGCCTGGGGGACCTCTGCCTTCTGCGCTGTCCAATGGAACTTGGACAGAATGCGTACTAGATCGGGCAGAACGTGGGCGTTGCCTGGCTCAGGGTAGTAAACCGCCAGGAAATCCGCCCCCATAGGTCCGGTGCTATGGTCAGTCATGCCATAGTCTTCAAAGCGCATCTTGTAGTCCATTTTGTACTTGCGTATGACCGGTTCAAACATTTCCTCGCTGACTTCACCAGCAAGGATGTCATCGCCTGACGCAATGGCACCGATGTGCATCATCTCTCCTGCTTCCTCTGCATCAAAGATCGTGCGGTAAGCTTCATAGATTAGAAACAATGAACAAACGGTGTTGGAAATGGTAGTGAACGGACTACCTGAATGGCGGCTGAACCCAGTATTGTAACGGATGCCACTCGAAGTAATGGCCGGGAGTTCGGTCTGTTCATGCATTATCGCACGAATCACCGAATGATACTCCGGGGCAAACAAAGAGAGCATGACTTGGGTTTCAAGCGTGATGTGCCACTCAGAAAGGCGACCGTCGAAACTGCTCGCGTCAGCAACCATCACCCAGTTGTTGTTTGCGGTGATGTTAGCCACCCTGTCAGCGATGAGACGTGGGTGGCCTGAGCCAATAAGGTGGGTTCGCTGCACGCACATCCAATTGTACAATGAAATGGAAAACTGCGACATCACGAGCTTGTGATCGCTCGCGTATGTCGTGATCAGCCGGCCACCACGCTCAGGCTTCGAAAGACTTGAAGTCTCAGCCTTGATGAACGAGCGGGCGAAATTTCCTTTGGATGTCATGCCTTGCATGCCTTGATGGAAGTTGCGACGCTTGGAAGCAGTGTCTTGATGTGACTCAACCTCGTCGAAAGTGACGGGCACGAGAGTGCCTTCATGCCCGGCGCACAGAAACTTGCAAAACTGCAATATGTGGGCCGTCGTAACGCGAGACACCCCTTGTATGGCGTGCTGGGGTCGAGCCACTCGGTCGATCACTGTGTTCGCCTCAGCGTTTAAACCACGCTGGTTGGGCAAGGTGGCGTCGAAGATCGGACGGCACCAGGGACGAAGGGTCAGAACATCAGTGTCATGGGCGCTGGGACCTGTGTAGGTCCGGCGGGAGTCGTTAAGGTCTGGGACTATGTTGGTCTTGGGAACGCCAACAGCTTTGTCTGGTTTTCCTCCTGCCTTCACGTAATTTGCCGTGAGGGATGCGACGTTGATCAGCGCATACTTACAGAGGGGCGGGGCATCCTGGTCGCGGTTTGCTGGACCGACCTTATTTGCGCGTAGAACAGACTCGACGGAAGCTGGGCCATAGGCCTTGGAAGCCACTGACTGCTGGTGGGTAGCGGCCAGCAAGCTCTCGTCGATTTTATAGGACAGCATTGAACCTTCAACACCCAATGACACTTTGACCTTTCCCGGCGAAAAAGTGGTGATCGCGGAAAAGCCTGGCGTACGATTGGGGCGGAGCGTTCCAACCGCAGGGCCGGGTCGGAGCTTCCCAACAAACCAGATGACGGCTGAAGGGACGAGAAGGTAAACACTGAAGTCTTGTCCAAAGCTGCGGCACTCAACCAAGGAGGTGGTTGAGGCAAGCCACGAATCAAAAACAACATGGTCTGAGGTAATCTTAGTAACTGGGTGGACGTAATTGGCTCCACCCGAAACCTGGAATTTAACTCTGTTGCCTGTGAAACAGAAGGAATAATCCTTCCGAATGGCAGATACCACTGAAGGCGTGAAGGCGAGGACCAACACGGGGACGCCGTAGTTGGTCAGGGAGGCAAGGTTGAACGAATGGTCACTGTCAATGACAACAATGATACCATTCTCAGGAACCCTACCACGGACAGTCGGTAGGATTCCCCCTTTGGCTCCTGAGCCAATGTGCCACACGTTGTAGAATTCTCCCTCTCCGGAGCAATCAACTTCGTCGAACATGGTGGGACGAGGGTTGATGAAGAGGGGTTTTAGGCTGAATTGGGCAGCAAGATTGAAGGCAATCTGGATGAACTCCTTACGCCTCTTTGCAAGCGTAGGGTGGGTGTGGGTATGGCTCTTCTCATTTCGCTTATTGAAGCTGACCATGGCCTCGGCAAACTTCCCTCGTATTTCTACAGATTCTTTGCGGGTAGTCAGGCGATCAATAAATCGGGCAAAATGGGTGTTAAACCAAAGCATGTACGATGGTTTCTTCACGTAGTGGTAGCGGTGCAGCTTTGTCAGAACACGCATGACCTGGGAAGCTAGAAGGGTCTGCAGGAGGACACGCCAAAACCAGCGGTTCCAAACAGAACGAACTACCCGGGAAACTATGGACCAAACAAAGGTCAAAAAGCTAACGAATACTCTCATCTCCATAAAGGAGGCATACAATCTCTTGTGCATTTCAAACATGG